TGGGTGGAAACCTGTACCTGCACTCCGTCGATCTCTACCAGCCTATGAGTATTTTCGATGTATTTTTTATAGATGAAGTGATTGGAATCACAGGGATTCATAATGATTATAATCCGGTTTTGGATTCCCTTCTTACGGATGGAGAGCATAATTTTGTCGAACTCTTCCTCACTGGTCCACTCTTCCGCTTCATCACAGACAAAGGTTGTAATGCCCTGAATGGATTTTAATTTGGCTGTCTGATTCCCGGAGGAAGTCTTGATACCTCGGAACATGATGCGACTGCCTGTCATGCGGTTTACAATGTCCGTCTTTGTGGTCTTGAAATATTTGGTAGTTCCGTCAAGTTCTATCTTCTCCATCATTTCCGGAATAATGGACATACCAGCGGAAACCATCGTATAGCGAGTATAAAGGATCTGATGGACTATCTTCTCTACAGGAGTCATTTCAAAAGTAAGACGCTCTATGAATGCAGAAGCATTGAAAGACTTACCGGAGCCACGACCACCAGTAATGAGAATAATGAACTTTTCCGTATCGGTGTATAATGGATGATATATTTCTTGGGGTACTATCATTTCAGCTTGTCTTTAATCCAAGAATCAATAGTGATACCGTGGTCAATATCTGTAGGGATGTCGGCATCTTCATCCTGCTTACGTTCAACTTTTCTCCAATCTTCATCGTAATGGTACAACCAGGTCATTTGAGCACTTAAATTGGGAGCCAATTCACCTTCAACAACTTGTACTTCTTCTTCACCTGTTAGATTTCCATCCTTATCTCGTATTTTCCGAACTGTAGTATTCTTCGTTTTTATGCCACCCAAAGCCATAGCAAGAAACTTAGCACGTACAAGAGAATTAATAGCGCAACGCGCACGCGAAAGGACATCACTTAATTCACTGTATCTACTTTTCTTCTCACTAAATTTTTGCGGTGACAATCCAATGGCATGAGCGATTTCCTTGTCTGTGAATCCCTTTTTGGCATACGATTCCACGAGAGAAAGAAAGTCCTCGCATGTGTAGTCAAACTTGGGCTTTCTCCCTCCCTTACCTTTTCTATTTTGAGATTCACTATTGCTCATATCAATCTACCCGTTCCACTTGTTCATCGAACACTTCTCCTTTTATGAACTTCATGTCCGGCTCATAGCCGAAACGTTCACAGAAAGCTGCTTTTGCTTCATAGGTATCGAAGGAAAGCATTACATAAGCATCCATATTCTCGGCTTGCCTCTGTGCTTTCTCCTTAACCTGTTGCTTGACCTCTTTCATGTGGGCGACCTTTTCGGCACGTTCCAACTGTTTGGCGGCTTTATCAGCTTCTTTCTGTTCGTTTACTGGTGCCATCATATCAGACAAAGCATCCGCAATAGAGCTTTCTTCTTCGGTCTGCAAAAGATAGTCAACACCAATCATGTTCAGGTCGGCATCGGTCAAACCTGCGTCTTTCCAGTCAATATCAGGAACAATACGAGCAAGAGCGTCAAAATCCCATGTACCTTGTGCATTAGGGTTGTTCATTAAAATATTTAATTCCTTTTCCTGCTGCTCGTTCACGTCTATGACATCGACACGGATATAGTAGTCATTATCGGGGAACTTCTGCAATTCGTCCATGACGGACAAACGCTGATGCCCGCTGACTACTGTAAGACCAGTACGTTTATTCACAACTATTCCACCCACCAATCCGAATTTCTTGATACCACGTTTCAGTGTCTTACGTGATTCATCGGAAAGTTTCCGGGGATTATAGTCTGCAAAGTGAATGGCAGAGCGGTTAAGTTCCACCGATTCACTCTTTATGTATTTTGATAATTCCATATTAGCCATTACTTAGACCGAAACCTCTCTGTCGAAGAGTATTCCTTTCGGCTCTTGCTATAAGATTATCACGAGATTGTTTTGCGCGCCTGCTTGCGGCACTGCTACTCCATGTATTTTTTCTTCTCCAATTCGCTTCGCTCAATCTATCTGATTGAGCATATATTTGTGCTCTCGTTTTTGTTCTTCTAACTCGGCAATCCTCCTATTATTTTTGTTTATTATGATACTCCCAAAGCACCCTTTCGACCATTGGGAAAGTTTTGTAAATTCTCTGCAAATCCTGTGGGTAATTTTTCTCCATCCAAAGCATACAATCAAGGTTAAATCCAACACCTGAGCTGGCTTTCAATGAATATCGGACAGGCTTGGGTAAGTTATGTTGCTTCATGTAAGCAAGAATGTCCTTCTGACTAAAATCGGCGAGCGGATAGCACAAACCGTTATTTTCATAACCGTTTGCCTCATACCCTTTCAGCATTAAGTTGCGATTCATTCCGTCCGCTTTCTTCATGCCCAAAAACGTATAATAGATACCGTATTTGAACTGCATAGCCTTTACGACATCAGCCAACTTCAACAATTTCACTTTCGGATTTGGAACACAATACATACCACCACGAAGAATATATGTCAAGTTCCAGTGTGGCACTTGGATAAACTCAATATTCGGATATTTAGCTTTAGTCCAGTTTATCCAACGGTTGATGTGCTCCAAGTCTTTGACGAAGTACATGAACACGCAAACAAGTCTGTTAAACTTCGGATAGAGCAAATCAAGTAGAAC